TAAAGTCGCAATCACATTCTTGTGCTGCTCCTCGTTCTCCTAATAGTTGAGTTTGTTCATCGCGCCATTGCTGGTCTCGGTCCGGATGTACGGTCCAATGCAATTTAATTGTATGAAACCCATTAATATTTGATTCAGCATCTGCCCAAGTTTGATGAAACCAATTACCTACTCCATTAGGTGTAGATAATACAACTGCTCCTCCACCTGTTGATAATGTTGCTTGCGATGCTACCCATATTTCTTCAATGTTTCGAATAAATGCTGCCTCATCAATAATAAGCAATGATAATGCTTCTGAACGTGCACCTGTGGTTGCAGATGAAACTGCTTTAATTTGCGAACCATTTTTAAACTTCAATGAAAGTTTGTTGTCTGCATCAATTGTTCCTTTCAACCAACTAGGTAAATTATCATGCATCACGCGCACTTTAGTTACCAAGTTTTTTGCTACTTCTTGTGTTGTTGCAATTACAAGAACATTGAAATCTTCTTTGAACAACATGCTCCATAATGCAAAGCCAGCTGACAAAGTAGATATACCCAATTGCCGAGACTTTAATATTACATTGTATCGATTATCTCGCAATTCAGTTAATGTATTTTCCTGAAAATCATACAAATTAAATTTGATCTTGCCGCGTTTTGGATGTTGAATATAACAATATTGCCGCATAAAGAAAACAGGATCTTTAGCACACATTGTGTACTGTTGTTGAATAATCTGTTTTATGTTTTGTGACATATTATTTCAATATTTCGTTAATCAATATTCCGGAGCCTAATGTTGTAAATATGCCTGCAGCAAACCATAATCCTTTTGAATCATACCACTTTGGTTTAAGATATTGTTCTCTACGTATGTATAAGTCTACATTTTCTTGAAGCAATTTGATTTGTTGATTTTTATATACAAGTTGTATAGAATCCAATTTAATCAATGTATTTTGTTTCATTGTTAGTGATTCAAATGTTTCAATCAATTCATTATTAATTGAATCTGCTGCATACAATGAATCTAATGTATATGAAATATCAATTATTTCTTGTTGTGTAAAACACGTGTCCGGCTTTGTTTGCGTTAATGCAAATATTGGAAATAATAATATTACTAATAATCGTTTCATGTTATTTCTTTGGTTTTCGTCCACGACGCGTTTTATTTAAAATGTTTTGTTTTGCTTTATCAGCTGGTAATTCTGTAGGCTCAATTGTTTCTTTTGCAGTTTGTAACGTTGCAATGTCTTGTTTAGTGTCTCGAATGTCTTGTTTAACTGCATTGCGTTGATCGTCAATTACTTCGGTTTTACCTTGAAGTACAGCTATTTGTTGATTGTTATCATCAATTTTTTTATCAATTTTTGAAACTTTCTTTTTGTTAATTTTATCGTTTGCAAATATAATAGCAACAAGTGCTAAAATTGCTCCTACAATAGCAGCCCAATATTTTTTAATTAGTTTCATTTGATTCTCCATTTAAACGTTTCATAAAATTTTCTTTGAATTTTTCCCATTCTTTTTGTACCGTCTCTTCAAATTCTTCTGGTGTCATCTTTGACGACCATGTTTCTGTAATACCGTCACTATTGCTTACAAATTTAGCGGATTCGGTGTATGCTTGTTTTAAAAGCTCTACATCTCGTTCCGCAGAACGTAACCATGCTAATGCATTTTCGCGAATTTTATTTTGTTCATACTCTTCATATTTTCCATCTTTTTTTAATTCATGTTCCATTTCAATTACGCAATCAAAACACATACCATGAATCTTTCTCATTTGCTGATCTAAATGATGAGTACCGACACATGTGCACGTATCTTTTCTACAATTTGGAAATGCACGTAATTCATCTCTTACAGATTGAAATATATCAGAGTTTTTTGTTTTGCGTATGCGAAATCCTTCTCGCTGTTCGATAACATATACGTTTCCGTTTGCATCAGTTTCTTCCCAAACGTCGCCTATTTCTCGATGCTCAGATTTATTTTTTGCATCAGAAAATCCTACAGTTTTTTTAGTTTGAAACTTATGCGTACCGTCCAACATTTGTTGAATAGCTTTAATGTTTTGTAACTTTTTTGACATAACTTATTTATTTTATTTTATTTAGAATCTTCTTTAGGATTGCCTTGTTGCAATTTTTTAACAGCTAACGATTTTAACATCATAAAAAAGTTTTTAAAGTCTTCTGGTTCAGAATCTTTTAATACGCTCTTAATTACTTTTGAAATCGTTTTAAGTCTTGCAATATTTCCTGTTTCTTTTTCGCGCAAATGCTTAACAAATTTTTGAATAGCTAATGCTTCTTGTGCTTCTGGATCTAATTTAGTTTCAGCTTCTTTATCGGCCGGAGTATCTGCAGCTGACGCAGCATCTGGTGCTGGTGCTTCTGGTGCAGGCGGTGTTGCTCCTGCAGGAGGTGCAGGCGGTGCCGGTGTTGCTCCTGCATCTGGTGCTGGAGTGTCAGTTGGCTGCGTTCCTGTTAAATCAGGTGTGCCTGGAGCAGGTGAAGCTGGTGCTTCAGGTGCAGGTGTTTCTTCTGGAGCTTCTTCTGCTGCAGCTGGTTCCGGTTGCTCTCGCAATACCTTTGCAATTTTTCGTCGAACATATTCTCTTACTAAGATTTCTTTTTGTTCTCTAGTTAGATTTTCAATTTTATCATGCAATACATCTTTAACATCTTTTTCTTCTGTATCTTGTCGTTTTTTAAGACGCTTTGCAGCCGTTTTTGGATCATAATTGCCGTTTTCTAAATCTTTGTAAAGACGATCATCATCATTATATGTTGGATATAATTTACCATCGTCTTGCATTGTTTTATCTGTTTTACGTAAAACATTGGTTTGTTTTTCACCAGTCGATTTAGGATTCAACCCACCTTTTTTGTCATCTAACGTATAATCTTTAAGATCTTTTCTATACGTTGGTTTTTTATTTTCTGGTTTTTTGTACTTGCTTTTATGTTTTTCAGCCATGATTCTTTCCAATTTTAATATAAATATATCATCGTGCGTATTTTAATACTCCTAGTATCTGATTCACTGGCGCAAATGCGCCCGTTAACTTATATGTGTTTCCGCCATATGTAAATACTACACCTTCGGATGGCACAATGGCATCAAATCCACCCAATCGTTCAATACGCTTAAGTTCTAATTCTAATTTTGCAACAGTCTGTGGATTAGGATTATTTTGTAGTTCTCGAATAAGTTCAGCCATTTCTTGTTTAATCGTTTGAACTGTTTTTGATGGATTTGCTGCTAAGAAATTTTCTGCATTTTTTAATGCTACTGCACCTAATCGCAAAAACAATGTCTCAAATGGTTCCATATTTTGTTTATAATAACGTTTAAATTCATTTTTATCAAATTCTTGAACCCAATTTAAAAATTCTGGATTTGTGATTTGCTTTTTAAGCGTTGTTATACTTTCTGACTTATCAAAAAATGCCCATCTATAAATCAATGTGTTTAATATGTTTTCTGGAATATCATATGCCATTTTATCAGCTTGCGTTTTAATAACATCACTCCACCATGCTCGATGATATTCAGTTAATCGATCCGTATCTTTTAACCCGTAACGATTTTGTAATTGTGCAACTTCATTAAAAAATGCAGCTTGTTGATCTTCAAAATCAGAAATTTTACCAATTTTGATTCGTTGCGGTGGAATAAATGAAAATGTTTTTTGAAGGTGAGCATTTGCATCTTGAATAATACCTTGCAAGGTAGCGCCGCCTGTCAAATCTGTTTCTACTTGATTGCCTTGTTCATCATATTCTATTAAGTTATGAAATTGTAACACTGCAACTTCATATGAAATAACATTTTTTGTAGCCGGATAAATAATTTCCATGTTTGCAAATACGCGGCCGTTTTTAAAAATTTGATTGAGTTTATCTTGTGGCACTCGACTAAATGCTTCTGCTAAATCTTCTGCAGCATTTCCAAATGCATCTGATATTGGACCTCTTCCTCCAAATTTATCTTGAATTTCTTGAACTGACATTGGATTAATAACAGTACCTTTATTTCGTGCAAATCCAATTTGTCCATTTTTCCAAGTAACTTGAATGTTTTGACCGTCGGTTTTTTCTGTTACTGCTTGTTCGATATCTAATCGCCCTTCTAAAGCACGAGATATAATTTCTTTGACATCGCTAAACGTTAAACCATGGTCGTCCCATGGATGTGCCATGTGTCCTGCAGCACCGCCTTCGGTTAGAACTGCACCATATACGGTTTTAGGAAATTTATCGAAATCATATACGAACGATCGTTCTTGATTTGAGTCTAAGTATGATCTTAGTTTGTTTATTTTTTTAGAATGCCGATTTCGTTCTGTTGTATTCATTATTGCTTCAATTACATCATCTACATCTTCTTGTAACTGGTTAGTCCACCAATCTTTTGTAAATAATGACTCTTGCAAACCAGTTACAACTTGCCACGCATTTTTTACTAGAGCATCTTTAAATTGGGGATATGATGCACGAAATGTTTCATAATCTCGATCTGCAATTGCTTTGCGAACAATTGTTGCTGATATAGGAGTTCCATCTGCATACGTTTCTGGATCTACATCGATACTTAATTCCGTTGCATCAATTCCCATAGGAATTTTTCGACCTTTTTTGTCCCCTATCGTAGCATATTTGTCTACATTAGGAACAAATGCTTTTGCTCTGACATAATCATCGCCTTTTGCGGATGCAGCCATTGCATATCGACCTTTTGCATCAGATGATAATGCAAACAAATATTCGTACGCTGCCATTATTGGTGAATTGAATTCGGTAGGTTGAATTCGTATATCCGGATTATCATTAAGCAAGTTAAACATTTCAATGCTTTGTTCTCTTGTAATTCCTTCTCTAGGTTGAGGTCCTATAAGTAAAATTACTTGCCCTACCTGTGGAGATTCGGCATAGCGTTGTGCTAATGCTAAATGAGCTCCAGTTAATGGTTTAAATCCACCTGGAAATAAAACTGTTATTTTATCCATTATGTTCCGTTTTATATAAATATTATTTAATTGGATTCGCTGGCGTTGTAGTACTACCGCCAACACTTCTGCTAGTTCTCCATACAAAATTTTTCATTTTTAATGTTCCTCCTGCAGTGGCGGTGTTTGTATATACAATTAAATAAATTTGTGCATACATTCCTTGTCGATTAGCAAAATCATCTCCAAGTGTAACTTCTGAAGTTTGTGCACCAGATTCGGTTGTTGATGCCAGTACTGCATTTCCGATTGCAAACGGATTTCCTATCGATCCTCCATCTTGAAATGCACCATAATAACTAGAACCAGCTGTTGGTCCTAAACTTGCGGTAGCAACATATGCTCGAGCATTACATGTTACAGAAGCTGATCCTGTATTTGCAATTTCATATGTAAAAGAAACTTGACATCTAGTCTCTCCAGGCAAAATATAAGTTTGAAAAACTGACGCAGTTTGTGCATTTGTTGCACCTCCATCGATTGAACCTAAATCGATAATTGATTCGGACTGATTAAAATAAACAACTCGACCTACGTTTAATCCATCAACAAATTCTGAATTCGAATCAAATAATACATCTCCGCCTTGCACTGCAATAAATGATGAAGCTGTTACATTGCCTTGTGCAGTTAAATGAAATCCACTTGCAGATATTTCAACGTTACCATTAGCTCCGCTAATAAATGTTGTTGCAGGGTTTCCAAAAAAGAATTTATCCGTTCGAACATCAATTTCAGACGGCGAAGTTGAGTATCTAAAATAACTTGCAGTATTTGCATAAAGTTCTAATCCAACTCCACTATATGGAACTCCTCCTTTTGTTCCTGCACTACCAGGCAATGCCGAACCCGACCAAAGCAAGAATCCAGGAAATCCTGCTGCAAATCCTTCATACCCTAAAGATCTAACCCAACCTGCATTTGGGTATCCACTGATTGCTACACCACTATTTAATGAATCTGCTACATATAAAGAACCAGTAAGCATTGAATAATCGCCATCTATATAACGATTTCCACCTTCCCAATCTTTATTATATACATATGATATTTGTTTGCTTCGTTCGCCTGCTACGTTGTAAAATTCTGCTTTAAATGAAATTTGGTTGTCAATTTTATGTGTAGTTTGTATGGGCGTTTTTATGCGAGTATAATTAGGAGTATATCCTGCATCATTGTCTGTAGTTACGCGAATATCAGCAACTTGCCAAGCCCCTGACTCTGCTACTAAGATCAGCGTACCAGTCCCGGTATAATCAGATTCAAAATTTAAAACAACATCATCAAATCGCTGATTATCACTCGTAGAATGTAGTTCTCCAATGCGTTTACCAAACGAAAAATCTTGATTGAAATAATCTGTTGGATCTGCATAAAATGAACTACCTGATAAATATACTGACAATACCGGGTCTGTTGCAATTCGCGTTGCT